TATTAGCTCCGCATAAAGGTAACAAAGAAGCTATGTGGCAAGCTATAGTTAGAAGATACGAGATGAATAATCTTGATGAAAAACACGCTCTCACTCAAGCTAGACTAACACGCATTATTCGTAATGAAGATTATAACTACGAAAGAAAGAGACCTATATTATGGCAATCACCAAAACAGAAGACTTCTTAAGAGAAGCAATGACTATTACCAATGACAGAAATAAAACTCATGGTGATAGAGTAGTCAATCATGGAAACATATCACAGCTATGGAGTTGGTATTTAAAGAAAGAAGTAACAGCTTATGATGTAGCTATGATGATGGCATTACTAAAAATTGCTAGAACTAGAACAGGTAATCCAAATAAAGATGACCTTGTAGATGGTGCAGCATACTTAGCAATAGCTGGAGAATTAAGGTTTGATGATTAAAAAACTATTTACCGACACCTTAAAGACTAACGATGTTCCTCCTATGCCTCTAGTAAAGCAAGATTTACTGGAGGCTTTAGATACTCGTTTCCCTAATCAATCCGCTGATTTGCAATGGAGTGAGAAGGAAGTCTGGTTCAAAGCTGGCCAAAGGTCAGTTGTAGAATTTTTAATAAAACAATTTAAAGAACAAGAAGAAGATGTGTCTAGGTAGACGTTCATCGCCACCTCCGCCACCACCTCCACCTTCTCCACCACCACCAAGACCTACAAATACACAGACGTCTCCCGAGCCGGCTGAAAATACAGGTACAAGTAGAAGTGGTTCAGAGAATGTAGAAATGAAAAGAAAAGGAAGAAAAGATTTAAAAATTCCTCTTCTTGAAGGTTACGGAACTGGCGTACAAATTCCACAGTAAATATGTATACAGAAACAAAAGGTAATACAGCTCAAGGGCGGTATGAACAATCTGAAACTCAAAGAGAATTATTTCTTGAAAGAGCAAGAGATAGCGCAAAGCTTACTCTACCAACTTTGATACCAGATAATGATTATACAAACTCAACTAAATATAAAACGCCGTATCAAGGTATTGGAGCTAGAGGCGTTAATAATCTAGCATCAAAACTTTTATTATCTTTATTACCTCCGAATGCTCCATTCTTTAGATTAAAGATGGACGACTTTGTTATTAAAGAAATTGAAGGTGATGAAAATTTAAAAACAAGTATTGAAGAAGGTCTATCCCAAATAGAACGAGCTATAATGACAGACATTGATGTAATGGCTGATAGAGTAGCAATCTTCGAAGCTTTAAAACATTTAATTGTAGCTGGTAATGTACTCTTATTTGTGGGCGAAGATGGAATACGAGTATTCCCTTTGTCAAGATACGTGGTCAAAAGAGACCCGTCTGGTAATGTTCTTGAAATCATTACAAAGGAATGTCTTTCACCTAATGCACTTCCAGATGAAATACGTAATCAAGTTATTGAAAATCTTAAAGGTGATGAAAAGACAGTAGATATATTTACACATATTCATAGAGTAAAAGATAAGTTTAAAATATTTCAAGAAGTAAAAGGAATGCCTATACCTAAAACTCAAGGTAGCTTTCCTATAGATAAATCACCATACATACCTTTACGATTTAATAGAGTAGATGGTGAAGATTACGGAAGAGGTTATGTAGAAGAATACTACGGAGACCTAAAAAGTTTAGAAGGATTAACTAGAGCGATAGTGGAAGGTTCAGCTGCAGCATCTAAAGTTTTATTTATGGTTGCTCCTAATGGTACTACTCGTGCTAGAAAATTAGCTGAGTCTCCTAATGGTGCTATCATAGAAGGCTCTTCAAATGATGTTTCAGTTTTACAAGTAAATAAGTTTGCAGATTTTAGAATAGCTTACGATACAATGAATAGAATAGAAACTAGATTACAACTAGCTTTCTTACTTAACAGTTCTATTCAACGTAATGCAGAAAGAGTTACAGCTTCAGAAATAAGATTTATGGCTGAAGACTTAGAGCAAGCATTGGGTGGTATATACTCAATACTATCTCAAGAATTTCAATTACCATTTGTCATGCGTAAAATGGCAATGATGGAAAAGAATAAGAAGTTACCAGCTTTACCTAAAAGCGGAGTACGTCCAAGTATAGTTACAGGATTAGAAGCATTAGGAAGAGGTAACGATAAAAATAGATTAGTAAGTTTCTTACAAACTTTAGCAGAAACTTTAGGTGCAGAAACAATAGCAAAGTATATCAATGTTACTGATGCTGTATCAAGACTTGCTACAAGTGAAGGCATAGACCCTAAAGGTTTAGTAAGAAGTGAACAAGAATTACAGGCTGAAATGCAAGCTCAGCAACAAGCAGCTCAACAACAACAACTTGAGCAAGTTGCTGGTCAAGTGGCTGGTAAAGTTGCTGGTAACATTCCGCCTAAATCTCTCGGCGAAAGCTTACAACAATTAGAAAATCAAATAGGACAATAAATGGTAGATACAATCGAGCCTCAAGATAATACAGTTATCGAGGCACAACAAAAAGAAAACTTACAAGTAAATCAAGATAGACCTAGCTGGTTACCAGAAAAATTTAACACAGCTGAAGATTTGGCAAAAGCTTATGGTGAATTAGAAAAAGCTTATTCATCTAAAGAAGCTCCACAACCAATGAACCAGCAACAAGCGGAACAAGCTACAGGTTTATCATTAGATAATTATTATAATGAGTTTGCTGAAAAAGGTGAACTTAGTGATGATAGTTACAAACAACTTGAATCACAAGGTTTATCACGTGATTTAGTAGATAGTTATATAGAAGGACAAAGTGCTATTGCAGATGGACACGTTTCACAAATTAAATCTGCAGCTGGTAGTAATGCTGATTATGAAAAGATAACTTCTTGGGCAGCACAAAATTTACCAGAAACTGAAGTTAGTACTTTTAATAACATAGTTGAGAATGGTTCAGTAGAAGAAGCTATGATGGCTGTCTCTGGACTAAAAGCTCGATATGATAATTCTGTAGGCGTGCCACCGAACCTACTTCAAGGTCAGCAAGCACAGCCTACAAGTGCTTTTCAATCAACCGCTGAAATAGTAGCAGCAATCAACGACCCTAGATACCAAGTAGATACTGCGTATCGAAAGACAGTTGAAGAAAAAATAAAGAGGTCAAATGCTTTGGGATAAACTAAAAACATTTTGGAACTTTGTAAAACCAGATAATCAAAATCTAATTTGGATTGCTGGCGTTATGTTCCTATTAGTACTCCTAACAATCATATTCTAATGATACAGTTATTAGGAGCTGCTTCTCCTATTATATCTGCATTATTTAAAACAGTAGATAAAGTAGTAGATAGCAAAGAAGAAAAAGACAGAATAAAAGCTAAGATACAAGAACAAGCGTTAGCTGGAGAGATGAAAGAAATTTCTACTGCAGCTAACATTATTCTTGCAGAAGCAAAGAGTGAAAGTTGGATTGCTCGTTCGTGGCGTCCATTACTTATGATGATTGCTATTATAATTATAGCAAACAATTATTTAATAGTTCCGTATGCAAATGCTTTCTTTGGCGTTGGCATACAATTAGATTTACCAGATGCGCTATGGACTTTACTAACTATAGGAGTTGGTGGGTACACGCTTGGTAGAAGTTCTGAAAAGATTGCAGACAAACTTAAGAAACCTAAACCCGGAGAGTAATTATGCCAAAACATTATGGAAAATCAAAACCAAAAAAGATGAAGCAACAAGCAGCTATTGCTATTGCTAAAAAGAAAAAACAGGCTTTAAAAATTAAAAAGTAAATGTCTTTATACGAAAATATAAATAGAAGAAAAAGATTAGGTATTAGTAGAAGTAAAAAGAAATCTTCTATTACAAACAAAGCTTATGCAAATATGCAAGCTGGCTTTCCTAAAAAGAATAGAAAAACTTTAAAGATAAAAACATGACACCAGAAGATAAACAAAAATTAAAAATACATAGTAAAAATCATTCTGCAAAACATATGGCTATAATGAATGCTATGATGCGTAGCGGAAAATCATTTAATCAAGCACACAGAGCAGCATTAAAAATTGAGCGCAAAGGAAAACAAACCACTTAACAAACCTATAAGGGAAGTTAAGGGTAATAAAAAATTTAAAGTATTCGTCAAAGATAAATCTACAGGAAACATTAAGACTATTAGATATGGCGATGCCTCGATGCGAATTAAAAAGAATATACCAGCTAGAAAGAAAAGTTTTATAGCTAGACATTCTGCTATCTTAGCAAAAGTAAAAGGTCAGAAAAACTTATCGCCTGTTTATTGGGCGCTTCGTTCTTGGAAAACGTAACCACCTCTTATTAGAGGGGTGCTTTCTTATATTATTATCTTCAGCCTCTTGCGAGAGACAACTTTAGAAAACGTAGAGAATGACAATTAACTTTTTATTATAAGGAAATAATAATATGGCTAACGCAACTGTGAGCTTTCTTGGTAAAGCTAATAATGCGGGTGATGATAATGCCTTGTTTCTTAAATTATTTTCTGGTGAAGTATTAGCAGCGTTTGCTAAAGAAAATAAAATGTTACCAATGACTATGGTACGTTCTATTTCTCAAGGCAAGAGCGCACAATTTCCTGTTTTCGGGAAGGCAGCGGCTGCAGAATATCACACTCCGGGAAATGAGATTACTGGACAAGTAATTAAACAAAATGAAAAGATTATTACTATAGACGATTTACTTATCTCGCACAGTTTCATTTCGGAACTAGACGAGGCTAAAGCACACTTCGATTATAGAAGTATCTATTCTAAAGAAATGGGCGAAGCACTCGCAAAAACAATCGACCAACACCTTTTACAATTAGTAGTACTAGCTGCTAGAGGTAGTGCAACTGTAACTGGTGAAACTGGCGGCTCTGTAATAACTGATGCAGACGCACACACTAACGCAGCATCATTGATTGAATCAATCTTTGAAGCAGCTGAAGATTTAGATAATGCGAATGTTCCAGCTGAAGACAGGTTCGCTGTTATGACTCCAAACTTGTACTACAATGTCGTACAAAATGACAAAATCTTAAATAGAGATTTTGGCGGAGCTAACGGAGTATATGCTGATGGTTCAGTATTAAAAGTAGCTGGTATCAATATTGTGAAAAGCAATACTGCAACTGATGCTTTTACTGACCAATCTTCTGCGTCTACTACAGGTGAGAATAATACGTACAACGGAGATTTCTCAACCACTAAATGTGTAGTATTCCATAAGTCAGCTGTCGGTACTGTAAAACTTAAAGACTTAAAAATGGAATCTGAATACGACATTCGTAGACAGGGTACATTGATGGTTGGTAAACTAGCGTATGGACATGGTATCTTAAGACCAGAGTCTGCGGTAGAAATCAAAATATCATAAGTCTTATATAAGTGCTAGCTCCTGTGAACCGAAATGGGGAACTACGGAGCTAGCCATTTTTCTTTATGGCACAATCAAGTACAACTGAATTAGAAGCAGTAAATACTATTTTGTCAGCAATAGGTGAAGCGCCTGTTAATTCTTTATCAGGAACTTTACCAATAGATGCAACTCAAGCTAAAAATTTATTAACAGAGATTAGTAGAGAAGTTCAAGCAGCTGGCTGGCATTACAATAGTTTTTACGATTATACATTAAGTAGAGATACAGATAACAAAATCCCACTTGCAGATAATATTATGCGAGTAGATTTAGATATTAATAAATATAATGTAACTACCTACGATGTAATTAAGAGAGGCGGTTTTCTATTTAATA